TAGTAATATGAAAAACTTAATAACAATATTAACAGTAGGACTACTCACAGCATGTGGTGGTGGAAGTTCAGTAACACCAATAGAACTACAAACATTAACAACGACTGGTGGTAATCCACCTATGGGTTCATCCCCTATATTGACTACTGTAGTCATTGATGGATATGTAGAAGGTGCAAATGTCTTTATAGATATGAACTGGAATCTAACTCAAGATGAGGGAGAACCAAGTGCAGAATATGATAGTGATACACAATCTTATTTCTTTACGGAATCCCAATTTAGTGCAGTCAATAACTTTTCAACAACAAACTGTTCATTGAATAGACCTAGGATTGCAGAAGTACCAATAGGTGCATATGACTCGGAACGTGGATATGTAGAAACTGCATACACAATGAGTTATTATCCACCCACATATAATCAGAATAGTGGACGTGCAAATGTAACACCATTCACTACATTGTTTGCAGAATATGTTACCGATGCATTACAAGGTGTCAGTATAACAGTTGCAGATAGTTGTGGGTCAACTGCAGATACTGTTTCACAAACAGTTATAGAAAAGGTAGACAGTGTTCTATACGACCTCTATCAAAACTTTAACCAATCAGCAGACCAATTGTATTCAGACTTTATTGCAAGTGGTGATACAGAATTGCAAGCGATAGGAGAAAGGATTGTAGACTTCTTAGGAACTATTAACAAGGTTGCAGATGTACTAGAAGACGAATACAATCTTCCTATGTTATCAACCCTAAATCCCGAATTAATATCTACCATTCTAAATGGAACAGAGTTCTCTACCATTACATTCAATCTAATGAATGAAACAGTGGGTGAACAAGTAGATGATGATTTTAGATTTCAGAGACGACATTTGTTCTATAACATTGTTGCAAATGACCAAGGTCAAATACTAGATTCAGACGGAAATCCTATTGTAATATCTTCGACTACATTAAGTGAAGTTGCAGATACATCTATATCAGAAAACTATGAATCAATAAGTAATTCTTTTCCAACACCAGTTATCATTGCAATAGAAGTAATCAATGGTGTATCCGATAGTTACATAAGATTCTTATCGGGTAATGGACATCTTGCATATACTATAAGAGGAGATATGAGATTCGTTCAAAATGTAGTTCCTATGGAATCTGATTTTGAAATACGAATGAATAATACAAACAACACATACTATGATTATGACCTACTTGACCTTATGTCATATAGAGATGTGTATACCATACAGAACATTTACACCGAACTTAGTCAACTATCCACTGTAATGTCAAGTTATGAGACACTTACATACCTATTGTATAGTGGAGACTTGATTCAGTACAATGAAAACAACCATGCATATACCAATGGCCCTTCAACAAGGGAAACATGTGAGGTTTTCCAAGGTGCATCAGTTACAACTTACTATGATAATGAGGGGTATAATATTTGTTCTAATAATATGCAATAAATAGATATACATTATGAAGAAGAACCTCAAGTCTAGTGACGTAATCAATGCATTAACTGATAAAATACAGTTAAAGAAAGACTTACGTGTAGCAAAAAAACAAGACGATTCCCAAAAAACTGCTAAAATTTCCAAACAGATTGCAAAAATCGATAAGAAACTCCACTCGATACCATTGAAGAAATCCTAAATAAAGGTATACATTTAGGAGATACTCATGGCATGGGCAGATGAAATAGCAACTCACAATACTTTAATTGATGATATGCAAAGACAAAAAGACTGGATTAGTGGTGTAAGTCGTACATGGTTTGAAGGTGTAACAACTGGAACCAGTTTAACAGAAAGAACAGCAGATGGTGCTGTCGGATATGTTACTGCATGGAGAACTGCAAACCCCGACGCAACAGCAGAAAGTGATGAAAAAGGATACGAACTTTGGGATTACTGGATTAATGGTCAGATGGGTAGTGGTTCTGAGTCTAAAACCAAAGACGAAGTTGTAGTTGAATTAACCAACGGAATAGCAGCCATTACTGCAGATAGAGACAGTTTACAAGCAAAAATAGACAACGGAGAAGTTGACGCGGGTTAACATACCTTTTCAATTCTTATAAATAGTAGATACAGAGAGAGTATTTACTATGGCAGTCAAAAACCTACATTTAGAACACTTAGAAGACGAAATCATTAATAATGGTATCGATGGCGGTCGTGCAGCTATAAACTTCTTACAGGGTCTTAGAGACATGATGAAGGGGAAGTCTAAGAAAGGTGTCAACATGACTGTTAAGTGGGACGGAGCTCCTGCTATCTTTTGTGGAAAACATCCCGAGACTGGTCAATTCTTTGTTGCAAAGAAGTCCCTATTCAATAAAGAACCTAAGTTCTATACATCCGAACAACAAATTAAAGATGCACCCGAATTGGGTGGTGCATTAGAGTCTAAGTTCTTAGACTCATTCAAATACTTGTCTGCACTATCATTTTCTGATGTCTTACAGGGTGACTTAATGTTCACTGATGATAAGAAGATGCAGAAGATGGACAACGGAAACTTCGTTACATTCCAACCAAACACAATAATGTATGCAGTAGATATCGAGTCAGACCTCGGTAAAGAGATTGCAAATGCAAAACTAGGAATAGTATTCCACACTACTTACACTGGTGATTCAATAGAAAACCTAAGTGCATCATTCGGTGCAAACACATCTAAGTTAGGACATAGTAAAGATGTATGGGTAGATGATGCATCATATAAAGATGTCAGTGGTAAAGGTTCAATGACTGCAAAGGAAACACTTAAGTTAACACAAACACTTTCCATGACAGGTAAACAGTTCCATCAAATCAAAAGACCAACACTACAGAAGTTCATGAAGGTACAAGAGACTATTGCAAAGAAAGGTGCTGGTGCAACTTACAAGACCTACTGTAACACACTAATACGACAAGGAAAGTTTAACCCAACATACGCAGGTTATATGAAACACTTTGAGAACTATTGGAGAGACAAAGTAGTTGCAAAGGTTAAGATGGAAAAGACTAAACAAATTAAGAAGGAAATCGGAGAACAACTTTACAATGAACTCAGAGGTATGAAGAAGTTCATAGAGGCACTTACATCATTTATGTTACACTTAGTAGTAGCAAAACAACTTATTATCGTTGCATTAAATAGAGTGAAATCAATAGGTACTTTCGTAAAGACCTCAACAGGATTTCAAACAGTCAACCCTGAAGGTTATGTTGCAATTGATAATGATGGTAAGGCAGTCAAGTTGGTAGACCGAATGGAATTCTCACTAAATAACTTTACAGTTGCAAAGGATTGGGACAAATAATGAAACTAAAAACATTCGGACAATTTGCATTACCCGATTATCCTGTTCAAACAGAACCATCTGAAGATAATGATGAGTGGGTGACTGGTGATGGTGCAAAACCATACACTTGGAATGGTTCAAAGGAAGCTGATGCAAACTTAAATGACATGAGTAAAGAAGTAGAGAAGGATAGGAAATGAAAACATTCAACGGATTTTTAACAGAAGCAAAGAGACCTAAAGGTGCAGTGTTTACCTTTGGTCGTTTCAATCCACCTACAACAGGACATGCAAAGTTAGTTAAACAATTACAAAAAGTTGCAAAAGGATTTGATGTATTACTATTCACTTCACACTCCAATGACCGAAGAAAGAATCCCCTAACACATAAACAAAAGATATCATACCTCAGAAAATTCTTTGGTAAGATTGTTGTCGACTCTACAGTAAGAACTGTATTTGATGTTGCAAATCAATTACAACAACAGAAGTATACTCACGTAAGGATGGTAGTTGGTTCAGATAGAATTAGAGAATTTGAAACACTACTAAACAAATACAACGGAGTGAAAGCACGTCATGGTTTCTATAAGTTTGAAAGTATAGAAGTCGTATCAGCAGGGGAGAGAGACCCCGATGCAGATGATGTCAGTGGAATGAGTGCATCAAAACTTCGTGCATATGCAGAACAAGGAGACTTTGATAACTTTAAACTTGGAGTCCCATCAAAGAATGCATCAGACATTCAGAGACTATACAAAGACATTCGTAAAGGAATGGGTATCATGGAGTCAACACTACCCGACTACATGAATGAAGATTTAATTACAGAGGGTGTTTATGACCCAGGCATCTTCAAAGCAGTCTTCCTAATGGGTGGGCCAGGCAGTGGTAAGTCAACAGTAGTAAATAAACTATCTCTAAAGGCAATGGGTCTTAAGTTGGTAAACACTGATAAAGCATTTGAAAATGGATTAAAGAAAGCAGGAATGACACTTGACCTTAGAGGTGCAGACTTTGATAGAGTAGACCCTATCCGTGCAAAAGCAAAGACCATTACTGCAAAGAATATGTCTGCATACATAAAAGGTCGTTTAGGAATGGTATTCGACACTACTAGTGCAAAGTCATCTAAGATTAAGAACTACAAAAAAATGTTAGACGACTTAGGATACGAATACAAAATGATATATGTAAGTGCATCGTTGAATAATGCACAAGCAAGAAATGAAAAACGTGCAAGAAAACTACCACCCGAAATTGTTAAACAAGATTGGGATGCAGCTCAAAAGAATGCACAAGAATTTAAAAAAATGTTTGGTAAAGAATTCCTTGAGATTACAAACGATGACGATTTAAAATCTTTAGAGAGTAAAACAACAAAAATTTCAGGTAAACTTATAACATGGAGTTCTAAGTTCCCTAACAATAAACTTGCACTTGCATGGAAACAAGCAGAGTTAGATGCAAAGAAAACAGGTGAAAAGTCTAAAAATAAAACTAATGTTGATACACCTAATACGGGAGTAAATTTTAAAACATTCAAAAGTAGAAGGACTGGTAAGACGACAGTTATTAGAAAGATATAAATAGTATTATGATGACTTTTAGACAACTATTTGAAAGGGACTATAAGAAGGAGTATGAAAACTACCATTCTAAACCCGAACAAAAGAAACGTAGAGCTGCAAGAAATGGTGCAAGACGTATTCTAAAAGATAGAGTTGGTATAAAGGGAAAGGATGTACATCATAAAGACAATAACCCTATGAACAATGACAGAACAAACTTATCTATTGTATCAATGAAATACAACAGAAGTGAACCAAGGAAAAGAACGTAATGAA